TGAAGAACTGAGGCTTAGCCATGTGGGCCAATAATAGGGCATTCTGGGACGAATGTTTCCAGACAGCCCGACGTTGCGGCGCTCGTTATCCCGAGCTTGTCGCAGCACAGTGCTGCCTAGAAAGTGGCTTTGGCAAGCACACCAGTGGCAAGAATAATTATTTAGGGCTGAAGGGGCCAGGCACTGCCACGACTACGCAGGAATGGTATGACGGCCAATGGGTGACAATTAAGGCGGGCTTTATTGACTTCCCAAGTCTCACTGCATGCATTGATTACTTAGTCACACGTTGGTACAAGGACTATCGTCATTTCAAAGGGATTAATAATGCCCCTAATCGTTATGCGGCAGCGCGTGCATTAAGAGAGCAGCATTATGCCACCGACCCTGACTATCCAGTAAAGCTGTCTAAGCTGATGAAGGAATACGCTCCTGAATCCACCAAGATTACCATGATTGGCCCGAAGAAACGTCCTCAAGACTTTGGCTTTAAAGCTGGCGATTCGCATTTGATTGTTAATGATATTAGTGAGACGATGAAAGCTTTTTCCTATGAAGGAAAGCTTTTATGGGAGATTCCCTGTCTTGCTCGCGGGCAATACAGTGACTTTGAATGGAAAACGCAAAATTCCGATTGTCCGCCTGGTCTTTACAAGATAGGAACCATTTATCGAGACTATGACCGTGTAGGAGACAAGCCTGCGTATGATCGAACACTAATGGCTTATGGCTGGTATAGTTTTGACATGATTGACTTGGAAGGGCAAGAGGAAAATAACGGAAGAGCGGGAATTATGTTGCACGGAGGATCTAGTGCGCTTGGATGGCCTGGCGCATGGGCTCCTAGGCAAAAACTAATGCCGACTATGGGTTGCTGCCGTGCCCACAATATTGATCTCCGCGATAAAATTTTACCTCTTGCCAACAAGGGAATTCTTTTTGTAAGTGTTTTCCAGGAAAACTAAATATGCTTCCAGCGTTCTCTCCTTATAATTTTTCCTATTGCTTGCACACCAACTTTGTATTCATCAGCAAGTTGCCTGCTGTTTGATTTAGTTTTTGAATGACGAACATATTTTGCCCTGATTTCTAATACTTGTTGTTCTGTAAGTTGAGACTGATGGTTTCGTGATCCCCATAGCATAGTACCATGCTTATATTTGTCGCTTGTATTTTCTTTCGGTGTACCCCAGCGTAAGTTGTCAATTCGATTATTCAATGAATTGCCATCGCAATGACAACACTCCATGCCACTAGGGCGGGGGCCTTTAAATGTTTCCAAAACCAAATGCGAAACATAGCGACTAGCGTGATCCTCCCCATTTCTAGATAGTCTGACGACCATATAAATTCCGTACGGATTCTTTTTTGTTGTATTTTTTAAAATTTTGCCCTTGAACTTTTTGAATAGCCCCTTTTTGTCTTGCAAGACTCGGTCAAGGCTTTTAACGCGGCCAAGGTTGCTCACCTCATAAAGCCCCTTGTACCCAGCGATGGGGCGCCATTCTTCTATCATGGACATGATGCCTACTCCTTTAGGTGTCCGTGGGCAGGGAATTGCACTTCCGCTGCCCTTTCATCTTAAATGATGCCCAAGAAGGATGAACGGCCAAAGTTGGTTTAATGCTCTGTGCTATGAGGCGGGATTGTGGGCCGTTACAAAACGGCCCTCTCTCGCCTTCCAGCCATGGTTCAAAATGCTTATGGCCTATTGCAGGCCAGATTGGGCAGAATGGAAAACCAAAATTGTCATGGAGAAAGTGGATGAGCAGGCAGCAGTGTTGGTGAAGCAATGGGAAAAAGAAGAAAGGGAAACAAAGGCTAATGCTTTGGCCGATCAAGCGAAAAAGCTTTTCCCTGATGCCATTGTCACTCCACTGCCCAATGCCATTGTTCCGTCCGTCATGATTGAGAAATCCCCGCCAGCGGATGCCAGTGAGGCTGTGAAGGCCCTTGGAGGAGAGCTTCGCATCACTTATCAGCTCAAAGGCCCAGGAGAGCCTTAAGCCGGTTCCATTTGGCCAGTTCCTCTTCGTGATAGCTGGTCCACGAAGCAATGGCATCAATCAGCCCCTGCTTGGCCTTGGGGGCATCTCCTTCCGAAAGAAGCTCCTGCAAAGCCTCTGAAAGCATTTCCGTTTTTTGTTCATACCATTTATCAGGCCACAATTCAGGAGGATTCATGGTTTCAGGGCAATTGCCGCCATCTTAGCTTCAATATGAGCCGCCGTCAATCTCCACGCCATCAATGCTGCCGCCCGTGATACTCACATTATTAGCATTTTGTACCGCCATGGTGCCCAGTCCCAAAGTGGTGCGAGCCGCAGCAGCATCAGCATCATCAATGAGGCTACGGCCAAAGATAGTAAGCGTGGCCACGTCAGCCGTAGCAGTGCCAGTGAAATAAGGCACTTTATCGGCAGCAGACGTGACGCCAGCCAATGCTGCAAGGTCTGCATCATAAGCTTGCACATTTGTTCCGATGGCAAGTCCTAGATTGGTGCGTGCGCCAGAGGCAGTGGCCGCTCCAGTGCCGCCATAGGCCAATGCAATAGCCGTGCCCTGCCACGTGCCACCACTAATCGTGCCAACGCTAGTAAGGCTCGACGAAACCACGCCCGTGCCTAGCGCAGTGGCGCTTAACACTTGCGTGGCATTGATATAAAAAGCTTTACCATTAGCAAGGTCTAAATGCTCGCTACTAGTCCATGCATCAGTAGTGTTGGACCAATTAAAAGTTTTGTCAGAGCTGCCCTTCAGCGTGATGCCGCCACCATCAGCAGTGGTATCGCTGGGGCTTGCAACGCTGCCAAGCTCAATGTTTTTATCATCAACCGTAACTGTGGTGCTATTAACAGTGGTGGTGGTGCCATTAACAGTGAGATTGCCGCCAATGGTGGCATCGCCAATGGTGGTTAGTCCACTAACAGCAGAAAATGAAACAGTGCCGCTAAATGTTTTGTTGCCAGTAATTGTTTGACTGCCAGTTAAAGAAACAAAAGCGCCGCTTCCGCCAATGGCCTCAACAGTGGTAGCAGTACCTCCCGCTCCGCCAGTGCCCTTGCCGTAATAAAGAACATTATCAACTTCATTGAAGGCAAGCTCTGCATTTGCCAGGCTTGCGGGAGCACCAGCAGCACCACTTGCACGCCGCTTAATGCGAATAGTATTCGCCATTAGTAATTACCCCCGTCTGTCAGAGACAATGAAGTGAAAGAAGAATTGGCAACAAACTGTTGACTGTTCCCATCATAAACAAGCACACTGCCATCAGTTTTATTTGCCACGTTTACATCGGCCATGTCTGAAATATTTAGCGTTTTCCATTGCGTGTCATAATTTGCATTGCTTGTTTTTGCCAGCACTTGTCCCGTGGTTCCACTGGGAATAATTCCAGGGCCGGGCACGCCCTGCGGGCCATTGCCAAAGAAGTCCAACTCAACGGAAGACGATGCTCCAATGGCAACAATTGGGGCATCATTTGCCGTAATAACTATTTCATTACCAGCTTGATCAACAATGACGACAGAAGCATTTTCTTCCGTCACATCGACTGTACTATTACTTCCTTGAACAATGACTGTCATTTATAACTTAGCCCAGGGTTTAAATATGCATTGCCTTCCAAAATATAATAAGCATCATTGCTGGGTTCGGTAATTAAAACGTCATACTGGCCCTGCTCAGTGATACCACTTGTTCCAGAAGCCGCTAGGCGAATTTTAAAAATACCACTAGCCTGATTCACATAAGACACTGCAAAATCTGCAAGTTTATTAATCCCAAGGCGATCATATAGTTTGGAAGCAATTGTATATCCACTCATATTGACAGGTGTGCCAGCATTATCTTTGTATTGCACCTGCAGCTCAAAAGTGGCGCCTTGATAGATTGTAATATCGTGCTTGCCGGGAACAATCATTTCAAAATGCCTTTTCTTTCATTGTAAGCAAATTAAACGACTTCCACCCAGCCGATTAAACCAAGAGCCTTGGCGCTTACCGCGCTATCCACTGTCAAAATAAGCGTGTCGCTTTCGCCTGATGCGTTTTGCCCTAGCGACAAACGAATGGCCTCAGCAATGGCATAATTGTTGGCACTTCCTTGCGAAACAAAACCCGAATCAATAACGGTGCCGCCGCTAAAAGTGCCACTAGCAATAGTTTCTACATTCCCGCGACCATTACTAGCAGCCTGCCACGATGCTCCAGAAATTGTTGAATTGAGGCGCAGGCGCCATAAAATCACATCACTTGAAGCAGTGCTCGTTGAAATTCTTACAGGCAAAATTACATTGCCAGTGCGACCACTGGCCATGCGAATGCCGGCAGTGATGCGTTCACCAGATGTATTGGGAATAGATGCAAGATCATGGGCAATTGAATAGATGGCGCCGTCTGGTTCATAGCCACCTTCGCTTAAAATGCTGCAACAAATTTGCTTGAACGTATGCCCAGATGCTTGCGTCGAAGCATTATGAATGCGATAGGACAATGGCAAAATGGCCGTTGTCATATAAACAGAGGAAAGCGTGTTGTAATGATTGAATTCGTGGCAATAAATAATTTCGCCATTAATAATAAAACCACAACGCACTCTTCCCACTCCAAGCCACTCAAGATCGGCGGTGAAAATTTGAGCCTTAGAAACATCCAAGCTAGACAATGTATTAAGATTCCAGGCGCTTTGATTGACCACATCTTCCACCACGCTGCCAGAGGCATTGCTTCTAATGACAAACTGCAAAGTAGTACCACTAGCCCTAAACATCACCCCATCAGAATCATTAAACAGCCCCACTTCCTGAATGAGGCCGGCAGTAGGAGCAGTGCCAGCAAAACTCTGCATGATCATCATGCTTTTTCCGGCTTGATACGGAAAGTTTTGTCTTGTTCTACGTAAAACAGTGTCGCCAGAAGCAGTGGTGGTAGCCATTGCCACGCTGCTTTCGTTTGTTAAAAACGTGGACGTTCCGCTGCCAATAATCTTGTCGTACCATTGATCAGGCCGTTTGTCATAGCGCATTGTGCTATCAAACAGCGTATAGGGAGAACTGGTGCGAGCCCTGCCAAACGCATCCACAACGCCACTATCTGGGCCTGTTTGTAAAAGCTGCCCTCGCCAATCAGCTTGAATGTGAGTTTCAAACTGCTCGCCACCAGCAATAATTTGTCCCATAATTATGCACGAATGAGGCCAAGATTTCGCAAGGCAAGAATAACGCCGCTTAGGGCCGTCAACACTTCAGCAGTGGAAGAACCTCCACTGGGAATGGAGATACCAGACGGGCAGACAACTGGCGATGCGCCAAAAAAGCCCATGGATGCACCACTGGCAAAAATCGTCACGCCTCCAGAAGCCGTAATAGTTCCTGAAATAGTGGGAGAATTAATTCTTACATTATTTAACGTGCCGCCAGAAATGGTCGGGGAAGTAACAATGGCACTGTTGTAAGTGCCACTGCTAACTGTGGCCACATTGGTGATGGTGCCAGATAGCGTCACGTTAAAAATTGTGCCGTCTTCAAACGTTGAATTATCAAGGGTGCATTGATCTACAATTGCATTGGAAAGAGCCGTGCCATTAGCAGTGCCTCCATTAATTGTTGGCCCATTAATTGTGGCGCCAGTGATTGTTGCGGCCCGATAAGTGCCGCCGGAAATAGTGCCTAAAACAGTGGTGCCGGAAATAGTTGAATTACGAAGCGTCAAGCCAGAAGCCGTGGAAGTCCACGATGCGTCATAATCTACGCTTGTAGTTTTGGTAATAATTTGCCCTACGCTACCGCCAGACGGCAACGTGCTCTGTCCCATCGGCCCTTGCACGCCAGGAATGGAAAGCCCAATGGCAACCGGCTCGCCACTAACAACAGTAAGAATGATATCGGGCATGATTAATTCCTAGAACAAGTGCCGGAAACAGTGCAAGTGCCTTTCAGCCAGTAATAACGATCTCCGCCGGCTTGCGTGGCGCTCACGTCATAATTATAAATTCCCACTTCCAGGCCGCTTGAAACAGTGGGTGGTAATGTTAGCTGAAAAATTCCGCTAGCTGCATTCGTAATAGCTGGTACAAAACTTGCAACAATTTCTCCGTCCAATGCACCGCAAATATCACTATCAATGGTATATCCAGAAAGATTGATGGGAGTGCCGCCGCTTTGCGTAGCAGTAATCTGCATGCGGTAAGTGGAGTTTTGCAGCACCACTATGTTGTAAGTGGCGGGATAATACATTTCCTCCTTTTCTCCCCAACTGTTTTGTTTTATTATAGCCTTGCATTGTTTTAAACAAGAAAAAAGGAGAGCAATGCTCTCCCTTAGCTTTATTTACCTTGACCTCGCATGAGCTTACGCCCGTGCGACGCCTTGCTGTTTTTACCTTGCCCTTGCCTCGTGGTTTTGGGCTTGCGGATAATGATGCGCTTTGACGAAGAAGCGCCAGCTTTGCTTTTTACAGCCAATGGTGGACGTGCGAAAGCACAATATTAGCTAGCCCAAGGCAGGCCAGCGCCTGTGGTCGGAGCAATTTGTTGCTGGATTTGAGCGGCAAGGGCGGCTTCGATTTCTGCCACTTTCTCTTCGCCAATTTTTTCTTTCGTCCATTCCACGACAAGCTCAGGAGTGAGATTGGCATACGGAATAAGCGAATCGGGCTCAGGCGGCTCAAGCCCAAGAGAGCCATAGGCGCCCGAACGATAGGTGCCATCAAAGGCATCAATGGTGTAATGAACTGTATAAACCACACCATCTGCCAGCGTGCGCTCAAGATTAGCCACGCCCCAAGTGTACGCAATGGAAGAAGTCATAATC